TCTCGATATCGACGACCTGCTGCAACTGCATCGCCATCTGCGGATTGCCTGCCGCCTGCTGCAACTGCTGCATCGCCATCTGCTGCTGCTGCTCCGGCATCTGGGCGATCTGCTTCGCCATCTGTTCGCCAAGCGTCACCGGGTGGTTCAGTCCGACCCAGCGCAGTTCGCCCAGGTCGTCGGTCACGCGCAGCCAGCGCTCGCCGGTCCAGTATTCGCGCGCTGCCATCCACGCCATCTCGTAAACGCGCCGGCTCCACCATCTGAGACTGTCGGCCAGCGGCTCGTTCTGCGTCGCCCCGCCCGCCTGCTGTGCCAGGATCGCGCGCCCGGACAGCTCGCGGCTGTCAGTGCCGGACATCGCCGCATTCGGCCCGGACAACTGCATCTCAGCGGTGGCGTGCTGCAGCAACTGGAACTGTCCGGCTGCCAGCTCGCCGCCCGGCAGCACCTCGAACCGCATGCCGGCGTTGACCTCGAGATAGCCATCAGGCCGCGCCAGTTCCTGCCGCGCCGCGTCCACGTCCTTCACCGCGCCCTTCTCGGCAATCGTCTGATGCACGGAGAGCAGGTGCAGCGCCTTGCTGCGTCGCTTGTTGATCTCGTCCTGCAGGCTCAGCAGGTTCTTGACCATGCCGTAGCGACGATTCTCGCGGTCGATGTAGGCCGACTGAAGCAGCAGCGAGCACGCCGACTTGCCGCGGCGGTCCTTGAACGGACTGGCCACCGGATCGGTCAGTATACCGCTCTTGCTGTATGTCGCCTGCCACCACGTCCCGTTGCTCACCCAGTGGCACTGCACGACGCGCACGCGGGTGCGCCGGTTGTCCGACCACACCGCGTTCTCCGGTCGATCGTTGTAGCTACCGAATGAGACACCACTGCCGGTGCCGAACGACGCCTCGATCACGTCGTCCGCATCTGGATACATCTCGGTGACCTGCTCGCGGTCCATCCAGACCACGACGCCGACATAGCGCGCATCGGAGAAGTCAGGACGGCGCGAGTGCGGATCGTAGAACAACCGGTCCCACGGCACATGCTCGATGCGGATGTCGGCACCGCCGCGGCCGTCGTCCTCCAGCCGCAGCTCCACGCCGGAGTAGCCCTCGACCAGCATCTCCTCGAACACCACAGAGCGGCTGATGCTGTAATCGTTGTTGTCGGCGATGTAGCGCAACGCCTGGGTGGCGGCGTCGGCGCGGTCCTCTTCCGACGGAGTCCGTGGGAAGGCTTTTGGATCGGTGCGCGCCTTGCGCTCCAGGCCGCACAACAGCGAGACCTTGCTGTGGATTTTGTTGATGGTGATTTCCGGCTGGCCACGCTTGGCGAGCGCATCCTGCTCAGCCTTGGTCCACTGGTATCCGTCATAGTAGCTACGGCTACGGTTGGCGTCCTCGCGCTCCTCGCGTGAGGCATACTCGGCATCCTCGAACCACTGCACGAGGCGCGTGTGCAGTTCCTCGATGTCGCCGGGATACACATCAACGAGCGCTGCCGGGTCATTGCTGCCCGGCCCGATGTCGCCTGCGAGGCGGTTGGCCCCGTAGCGCTCCTGCGGTGCTGCGAGTGTTACGCTCATCGGATCAATCGCTGTGGGTTTCCGTCACCGAACCGGCGAACCGGAGCGCTCGGTGACCACACGCTTGGTTACAGCCTCGGGAGAGGCCCCCGGCCCGGCAGGTCTATTCGCTGCCTTGTGTGGCTGCTGCGCCGAGGCCGATGCCTAGTCCGGCGATGTCGTACTTGCGCAGCAGGTTGATGGTGTCGGCGTCGAACATGACGATGTTGTGGGTGACGTTGGCCTGCGGGTCGTCCGGAGGCTGGAACCAGTCACCGAGCAGGGGGCTGCGCGTTCCGCTCATGCCACGCGCCATGCGGCGGCGCGCTCACGCTGCGACTGCGCACGCCACGCCCGCTCCCAGCTATCAGCGGTATCCTGCACAACGCGCGGCGGCTGCATCTCGCGCACGCCGAGGCACAGGTACCTGCAACTATCCGCACCGTGGCTCGCATGGTCATGCACGGGGCTGCTGCGCCACGTCTGTCCCGCCTCGTTCCATTCCCTGCGATAGTGCCGCAACGCATTGATACCGCGCGCGCACTTCTCCGCATCGAACCACGCCTTGGGCAGTACCATCCTGACGGCGTTGATCCCGTCTGCGACGCTATGCTGGCGGACGATGCGCCACGGCTGCAATCCGAGGCTCGTCAGCACCTCCGTCCGTGACATGCCGCTGCCCAACTCCTTGACGGCCGCGTCGTGCGGCAGCAGGTGCATCGCGTAGTTCCGGTAGGGCCGCTCGCGGATCATGTCGGTGTAGTGCGTCAACCCGGCGCCCGAGTCCTCGATGTAGTCGATGAAGCGGAACTGGCCGGTCCACGTCACCTGCGCGAACCAGATCGCCGTGCTGTCATGCACACCCAGATCCCACGCGGTCCACACCGGCAGTTCCGGATCGTAGGAAACTGCCGTAATCCGCCCCTCGGCCTCGGCTGCCTGCATCAGCTTGCCGTAGTAGCTGCCGCTATTGGGTGACTCGAAAGAGACTTCGAGTTCCTGGGCAAATTCCTCGTCACTCATTTCCGTTCTGAGACGGTCTATCGCCTCATCGGACAGCACGCCGGTTTTCCGGTAATCCAGCAGATAGCTGGAATAACCAGGTGTCGTCTTTGCCCTGTCGTACGCAGCTTGCAGCACGCCGCGGCCCTTCGGTGTGCCGCTACGCACCAACGTTCCGTTGCGGTCGGCCAGCATCGGTTCAATGACGAGCGGGACCAGGCTGGGCGGCGTGTCGTCATACTCATCGACCACCACCAAGTCGGCGCCGCCACCTCGCCACGAGTCGACGTTATCCGCGCCGCCGGCCTGGAACACTCCACCGTTTGGTAACCTGACCGACAATTCGGATCGCCTGACCACGGCGCCCGGGATGGCGTCAGCCGCAGCCGCCAACTGATCCCACAGTCCGGTGCGGTGCCACATCACGCCATAGGGCAGGATATGCACGACGCGAGGGTTGGACTTTCGCTCGAGCAGCGCCCGCTTCAGGCCCATCCACATGAGCGCCGTGCTCTTCCCGGCCCGGCGATGGACCACGGCCACGATGCGCGGCGCCGGGTCTTCCATCAGGACCAGTTGCCACGGGCGAGGCGTGAACGGCAGCTCGATGCGCCGCCTGGTGGTCGGTTGTGTTTCGGACATGGGTGGGTGTGTGGTTAAGCGGCCCGCATGGTTGGGCCACGTGCACCTGATTTATCAGTGGCTTAGGGATTAAGGCGGGCGATCAAGGCACTCGTCCATATGGCGTGGTAAGCGGATTTGCTCAAAAGTCGGCAGGGGTTTTGAGCAACCGGATTGCGTCCGTTAATGGGTATTTTCGGACGTTATGGCCGCCCTCGCCGCTCTCTGACTTCCGGCGTCGCCGCCATACGCGCCACTTCCTCGATGCTCAGCGGGCGTCGCCACTGCTGGGTCACCCGCAGCAGTGCAGCCTCCTCGCCCTCTGGCTCTATGAGCGGCTGCGTCCCACACATCGCCATGATCCGGTCCCGCGCCGCCTCGACCTTGCGGCGATCTGTCAGGCTCCACCGGAGCACTGCCACCGGCCCTCGCCTGCCCTGCACAGCCACGCTGAGCTGCCAGAGCGGGCGCCCGCCGGCATAGACCTGTCACTCCATCCCGATGTTGCACGTCAGCCCGAACGATAGGCTGCCAGCCCGCCAGAAATGCCCTGGCAGGATCTGGGTATCGGGATCGAACACCGGATGCTGCAAAGCAAATTCGATCTGTGACCTCATGGCTCCCTCTGCAAACGGCCGTTTAGTGGCATCTCCTAGGATTGTATCTCCAGGGCGGCTGCGTGCATGGCATACCCGTCCACAAGCTCCAGGATGGCATCTCTCATCTCCTTTGCGATTGATGGATCGCCAGCGATGTTCTGCCCCAGTATCTGGGCACATCCCATGATGACAGCCGCACGGTTCGCTAGGTTGAGCCGGGTGAGGTGATTGATGGTTCCAATGACGGCCTGTGTCTGGTCGTCAGAAGCGCCCTCGCGAATGACCTTGGTCCAATACTGCGCCTGCCATCTTTCACTCATTTACGATCCCGCTACCTCCGTCTCGACATCCAGTAGCACGAAGCCCTCTCGGGCCTGGAGGATCAGCTTGTCATAGGTCGCCAGCGCTTCGTATTCGTCCGCGAGGTTGAGGATCAGAACAACTTTGCTGCCGGCCCGCTCGATCACAAGCTGCTCTCTTTCAGTCATTCAGCCCACCTCAAACGGTCGTTTGATCGCCACTTCCGTCATCTGAAAAAGTGTAGCTCAGTCCGCCGCGACGCTGAACAGATCGGCGATCTCCGTCTCGACCGGGTGCACCGGCACTGGCGCATGGACGAACAGATCGCGCTGCCGCTGCGCCTGCTCGATTCGGCGGCACGCTATATCGAAGTAGCGCGGCTCGATCTCAATACCGATGAAGCGACGCCCGAGACGCGCACAGGCAACGCCGGTGGTGCCGCTGCCCATGAAGGGGTCGAGGATGGTATCCGATTTGATGAATTGGAGGCACCATTCCATCAGATCCACGGGCTTCTGTGTGGGGTGATAGAACTCACCTTTCTCAGAAGACCGCAGCAACCCGGACCATAGGTTTCGGAAAATACGCACACCGCCTCTTACGTTCGTCCATGCTAACTCACCCTCACCGAGTGGCCATCCATTAGCGGCCATGTCCTCAGCACCGCGCCGCTTGTCCCAGACCAACCAACCGCCTGATACTGGAAGCTGGCCAGCGAACCAGTTAGCGCCCCAAATAATGGTCTGTGGCCTAACAAACGGACGCGGGTCGAATGGCGCTTTGTCGCCCTCAATCTCTGAATGTGCCCGAACCTTCGTCCGATCCTCATTCTGCCACCATGGCTGCGATGTGCTTACGAAGCGCTGAGAATTACACTTCGTTCCTGCACCCCACGGCGGGTCAGTGAGGACGGCATCAACACCGCTGAGCGTCGGCAGCACCTCGCGGCAATCGGCCAGATACAGCGTCGCGTCGCCAATGTGCTCGATGCGCGTCACCGATGCGCCGCCTCGATCGCCAAGCGGCAGTCGCCGGCCACCTCGTCCGCATCGAGCAGCGTCAACTGCACCCACTCCGATGGCGCCATGGCGCGAATGACGAGGCCGAGGGCCGAGAACACCAACGCGCCGCCGGCACTGAATGCGACGCTCTCGGCCTCGACGATCTCGAGCGGGTGCGCGGCTCCTGTGCGTGTTGGCAGCATCTCGACACGCCAACGCGGCATCAGCGCAGGTATCCGGTCAGCAGCAGCACGAGCAACACCACGATCAGAATGCCGACGATACCGAACCCGTATCCGTACGGCCCGCCATAGTAGCCGCCGCGGTAGCCGTACCAACCGCCGCCGAACA